ATTTTTTTTGGATTCATAATACCCCCTTAAAATACAAAATTAAAAATCCGATAATCAAAACAACTATAACAATAAACGATGCCACGATTCCGGCCAATAATGAGATTTGTAGACGTTCTTTTAAATTAAAAGGATTTGATGTTTGCAAATAAAATTTTGAACGCGTATCTTTTAAATTATTCATGATTTGCTCCTTATAATAAAAGTTTTTTGTCGTCTGAACATTCATTGCGATCTAATTGATTTAACGCGTCATCAAGCTGTTTTCTAGTTATTTCATGACGCGCATAATCGACATAAAGAGAATTAATTGTTTCTTTTTTTTCTTCGGTTGTTATAAACATTTATTCACCCCGCGTCTATCGAAAAATTCTTTCAAAATATAAGCCATTTGCCCGTTTACTGTTCTTCCCTGCCATGCTGATTCATCCTTGATTTTTTCGTATAAATTAACGTCAATTCTGATTGACGATATTACGGTCTCTTTCATTGCTATTTTGCTCCTTTTGATTTAAAATTTTAATTCCTTGATCAACGACAAAATTGAAGATTTCTGTGTAAATTACCGCGCTTACTCGCTCTTCAATTTGCCGTTTGCTAAAGTTATTCCAACCATGCTTTTGGATTACATCGAACACCTCCTTTCCGATAGCCGTACTTGAAAGAATTATCACGCGCTCTTCGATCTTAAATCCCTTCGAGATTAGGAACTGATCACCCCAGGCATATGCTATTTTTTCTTCGCTGTCTGTTAGCGCAAATGACGGGATTGATATCATTATTAGAAAAGCTATCGTTAAAATTAGATTCTTTATTTTAATCACCCTCCTTTTATTTTAAATTTAATCCGGTACCCAATCTTTTTAAGATTCTACATTTTTTTATCGAAATAAAAGTCGAGCATCTCAAAGATAGATTTTAGCTCTTTATCTCCGAATCCTGATCCCGCGGCATCCTCTATCCAATATATATTCCCAAGCACTGGCTGATCGTATTTCATGACAGATATCGCGCTGTATTCAGGCTGTTTGGGCTTTTCTGGAAACAAATCTTTTTGAATAGTCTCAATTGCTTTGTTTACTTTTCCTGGAATTTTTAAACGGTCAATATATTGCCCTCCTATTTTTTCGATAGAATGAGTATAATGACCAGTTTCATCAACCTCGCCTGTTGTTTCTATCGATTTTAGCCATTTTTCGATAGCCTCAACATCGCGAATTCCTTTAATAATCGTATCCTTTTTTAGCGTTATTTCTTCGCAAAATTCGAGACCATTATCGTCAATAATTAATAATCTTTTCATAGTGTTTGCCCCTTTTAGATTTTTTTTGTTCGGTTGCGATTGCAGTCAAGCTCGTTTCAACCTTATATATTAATATAGGGTTACGAACACAGTGCATTCTAACGATCTTATTTCTTTTACGACCCCAAAATTAGAAGCTCTGTTGTACGCCTCGCCTTCGATGCTTTGCTGATTTTTTTCAAAGTTTTTTTGTGAATTTTTATTTATAGTAAACTCTAAAAAATTACCATTTCTATATATTTTTTTTAATGTTTTCATAGTTTGCTCCTTTGTTAGCTCGTTTCAACCTCACAAGTTAATAATACACTACAATTAGTATTAAGTCAACTACAATTAATATCACTCTACAGTATATATACCCGTATTTTGCAGGCTTGAAACATTGATTGTTTTTGATATATTTGGGATTAAATTGGTAAAAAAAGAAGAAAGCCCTTGACGGGGATATTGTCGAGGGCTTATGATCTAAAGTGACTAAACTTTATGAGATTAACTCTACCAAAATAATCCCATAAAATCAATAGCCCGTTTGAATTAGCAACGAAACGTATTTGTTTGCTGTAGCCAAGCAGTAGCGCTACCCCTCGAGCCCCTAGAAACCGGCACGAATTGACAGAGGGTATAAAGAGTCGAAGATGCCCGTGGGGTTGCCCCCTTTTGATAAACAAGGCAAATTCCTTATAACAATGAGGAAATATTGTTATCAAATAGGGGGTTAGTGTGCTTATTAATAGCTCTTCTACATCCCTAAAACTTGCTTTCGGTATCAAAAATCTGATACCATAGAAACATCGATGGGCTATCAGAAACTTAAAACTATCACTTGCAATCGAGCCGAAAAAACGAGTTTGTTAATGTTGATAGCCCATTTTAAAAAAAAATAATCCTTGCAATTTATTACAATTGACGGCTATACTAAATTTATGGCAGGTACAATCGGAAATAAAAACGCTGAAAAATGGACCGAGGAAAAAGCGTTGCAGCTAGCAGAGAAATTGATTGACTGGCTTAACCAGCCTATAGATTTTGAATATTTAGGTCAAAAAGATAGCTCCCGGGTAATTAATAATATAAATATTTTTTATGAAGAATTTTTAATTAAAAATGATTTTAATGACGAAACTATATCCTATTTGTGTAAAAAATTTGAATCGTTTTCCGTTTTAATAAAAAAAGCAAAAAAAATCCAGGAAACAAAACTAACAAAATTGGGTGTTGCTGGAATATTAAATCCGACAATGACAATATTTTGTTTGAAAAACCATCATGGGTATAAAGATAAATCTGAAATTGACCATCAAAATAACGGAGAATCATTTCCGGTTCCTATTATCCAAATAGCTCAATTTGTAGTTCAAGACGATAAAAAGTATATTGAATAGACCAACTATAAAATTAGAGCTATCTCCAAAAGCTTTTAAGGTTATAACGTCCGAAAAACCTATCAAAGTGTTATACGGCGGCCGTGGGGGTAAAAAGTCGTTTGATTTTGCGGATTATACAATTCTGCGATCGCTAGAGGGTGCACGGGTATTGTGCCTGCGAGAGTATCAAAATTCAATCGACGAAAGTGTTCATCATTTGTTAGAGAGTCGCATTTTTGCTTATGACCTAGGCAAATATTTTAAAATAAATAAATCGTCGATAGAAAATGTTTATGGCGGAGAATTTTTGTTTAAGGGTATCGCTAGAGATATTAATTCCATTAAATCAATCGCTGACGTTGATATCGCGTGGGTCGAGGAGGCTACGCCGGTTTCGGAATATCACTGGGATATGCTTATCCCTTCTATACGACCGAGGATAACGGCGACAAAGCCACCCGAAATATTGGTTTCGTTTAATCCAGACACAGAGACAGACGCTACATTTCGATTGCTCGTAGCGTCTGATAGGCAGGATGTCGAAAAAGCATTGGTGAATTATTGGGACAATCCTTATTTCCCGGAGTATCTTAGAAATTTGATGGAGGAATGCAAGCGCACCGATCTGGATAAATATAGGCATATTTGGGAAGGTGCTTGTTGCAATTTTGCGGGGAAGATTTATAAGGAATTTCTACGTGATAAAGATGAATTAATACTTCAACCGATGTTTGAAAATGGGCGTGTTGTAGGCTGCATTAAAGAAGGCGTCGAAGTCCGATTTATGCCGTATTGGAATTACTACACCGGGTTAGATACGGGCGGTAAAACGGGTTGGGTACTAAAGGCTATTGATGACAGGCAAAACGAGTATATCATAGATGAGATATATGACATTGATGGATTAGTCCGCGATATATCACGTGATATTAAGCGGTTGTCAGAAAAAAGGAATATCGTCGGTAAGGTAATTGATTCAGCAAGCCAGGTGAAGCGGGAATATGAGGCACAAGGTTTATACATGGCTGATAGCTGCAAAGATGTTTTGGGATCAATTCAAAAGGTACGTACTAAGCAGTCACAACATAAATGGTATGTGTTGTCACATTGCCATGCGGTTATCAACGAATTAAAGATGAGGGAATGGGATGAAAAGCCCGATAGTAGAGGCAAGATTTATCCTAGGAAAGAACACGATCATTTGATGAACGCTGAGGATTATATTCAGACTACATTTTTAAGGGCTGACCCACCAAAGGTTGTTACACCTCAGATACAGAGATTCCAGCAAACGATGCAGTATAAAGCAATATTAAGACAAAGAAAGGCGTATCAAATTGGATGACGAATTTATAGGCCGAGACGATAAAATAAGAGCCGAATTAAGGAGGCAATACGTCATCGAGCTAGGCGATGTGCAACTGACACCAGAGATTGAATCAGAGATGAACGAATCAATTGAATTAAATCTGTTCTTAGCAAAGGAGAGTGAGAGCCTAAATTATAGTAAGTCGTTTGAAAATCAAATAGGATAAGGAGCAAAAATAATGGAAAGAATATATTGTATAGATTGCGATTTTATGGACGAAAGGAAATTATGCCGATTGAATCCGGTTGTGCCAAATTCGCATATTCATATTTACGACCCAAGCAAGGAGTGGTGCGGGCAGGCGAAACTAAAGATTGATGCTACGAAAATTGAGACTACGAAAGAAGATATAGAAAAGTTCTATCAGCAAGCCAAGCAATCAGAGGATCAACCGATGCAGGAAACGGTAGAAGAAATTGCACCTGCTGAAAACGTCGAATCACTTAAATTGCAAGCAAAAAGAGGGAGGCCTAAGAAATAATGACTGACGTATTCAGAGAAATGGCAGACGCCATTGATAATATTAAAGAAGTTAAAGAAAGAGTAGGCAAGATTGAGGCTGAGACCGTTAGGTTAAATGGCGCAATTCAGATCGTTAATAAAGAGATCCGGCAGGTTAGACAAGAGAGCCAGGCCAACCAAATGCATCAATTTTTGAACACAATTAATACCCGGGTTAATGATAAGCTTGCTCAGGTTACTACTTTCTTTGTGGACGTTAAGAAACGGGTATTCCCAACCAACATTACGCAGGATATGCTACGTGAGATTATTTCAAGAACAGGGGTTAAGCAGAAAGAGCTTGCCGTTGAACTTGGATACAATCCAGAAGATTTGGCAGCCGTGAGCCGGGTTATAAGCGGGGAGCGTGATGACGCATATAAGCGATGGGTTATCTATAATTATTGCAATCAACAGCTAAACGAGATAATCAAGAACGATAAAACGAAGGTGGAATTATGACATTAACTATAAAAGGCGTTGTTGTTTACGATGACCAAAAAGCTATAAGCTTACGAGATGCGAGTAAAATAGTAAAACTCGGATCGGATTTGAACGAAATAATATTAGATGGGCTAGCGTTTTGTGTTTGTGATTATGAAGAGGTGGTGGATAACGGTTGGGATTATGTGGTGCAAAAGAGGGATGACTGTTTTAAAAAGATATTAAATATTTTTATCGAAGTTAAAAATCAAGTAATTATTAATAATTCAGGAGGTATAATATTATGACATTGAAAGTTTTTTTTATCGTAATAGCGTATATTTCAATTGTGAATATAATCACTTGGACTATCATTTTAAGGATGATTTATTTTACTCAGATGCATAAAGATCCATTGATCGCGTATATTGATCGTCCAAAGTTAGAAAAGAAAGTCAAACTTGAGGACATGGAGTTGATCGGGTGAGATACGATTATAAATGTGATAAATGCAAATATGTGATTGAGGTAATCCAGCATCATACAGAGGTTGGGGATTATCCATGCCCTTGTGGTGGAACGATGAAGCGTTATTTTACTGAGATGCCCCAGCTATCATCAACCTGTTTCCCAAGCAAGCCTATTATTGATGTAGAGACCATGAGACCAATGGATATGGTGGACATCAAAAAAAAAGAGCGTGAGACAGGCAAAGTTTTTATGGGGATAAACGAGCATCATACAGAATGTGTCAAAAATGAAAAACGGATTGAGCAAGAACGGAATGAAATGATAAGCCGTGAATTTACGGAAATGGCATCCAGAAAATTGGCTGAATCTGGTATTTCTGACTAGCAACAATATTTTACAATAAAAATTTAACTTTTTCGCGTCTATACTTGGATATATGCGCGAAAAAGAACAAATAGAGCAAGACGAGCAGTTAATTAAAATACTGCGTAACTATCTTCAAATTTCCTCAGATTCTTTTAAAGAACATGCCAATGTGAAAGAATATAAGCAATACTATTATGGTAATAACCGAGAAAAAGTAGCCCCTTTTGTAAGCAATGCATCAAATTTAATTAAGCCAATCATCGATACAAAAATTACGCTAATACTTGATAACAGTATTACAACAAGTATTGTCCCTAAAAATATTTCATTTGCGAATATCAACCAAATCAAAACTATGCGAGATATCGCAGATATTTTAAATGATTGCACTACGAATGTTTTCGATAACAACCAGCTCGACATGATTAAAAAAGATGTGGTTAAAAACGCATTAATAACCAATAACGGATTAGTTAAAATATATTGGAATCAGGATTTGAGTGACGGGGAAGGTGATGTCGCAATTGAGTTTATCGACATGGAAAATTTATTTCCTGACCCAAATAGTAAGTCGGTTGAAGCAGCTGATTTTGTTATTCTTCATACTAAACAATCCGTCCTGTCATTAAAGAAAAAATACCCAGAATTTGCTGAAGAATTGGACGAGCTGGCGGCCAAATCAGTTAAGAAAGCCGATGGAAGCGGTCAGTCAGATAAATATATTATTACGACAAAAACAGACCAAAGCACGCAGCAAAAATATTATGGGAATAATAATTCAATTCAGAATTTAGACAAGGTGATCGATGTCTATGAATTTTATTGCAAAGATGAAACCGTATTTATACCGGAAGAAAATGATCCTGATTTAGAAGAAAAAGAAAAGCAAATGATGACACAACAGGAGGCTTACCCTGATGGTCGTTGCATTATTTTTTGTGGAAATAAGATTGTCCTTGAAGACAAAGCAATGAAGAACCCCTTCGTTAATTTCTTTAATGAAAGCACTGAAACATTATTCCAACCGATTAGTTTAGTAAAAGATTTGTTGTTTCTACAGGAACGTATTAACCACGCATACTATAAGCTCAGAGATTTAATGCGGAAGACGCTTACCTTGCTCGCTATCGATGGGGCAAGCGGGATAACTCCAGGCGACATCATTAATCAAGATGCAATTTTACTTAATCCATACGCATTAAGAGACGGTTTAGTCCCACAAGTTATCCAAAACAATACCATTACCGGAATGGGTGAAGTCATTAATTACATAGAGGTTTTAAAGGCTCAGATTTATGAGATAGCCCGTATTAATCCGATGATGATTAGTGGTGAAAAAGCAAAAGGCGTTACTTCTGGTGAGCAGGTTTCCGCATTAAACGAAAGCCCACTTACATCTATTCGAGATACTCAAACTCAATTCGCTAATTTTATGGTTCGGATGACTGAAAAAGTTATTGAGTTGATTCAAAAAAATTATTCATTGGGCAGGATTGTTCAATTGACTTCAAATGAAGGTCAATTCGCTTCAATCCCATTGCGAGAAGAAGGCCAACCTCAAGAGATTACTTTATATGACGAAGCATTACAGGTCGTTAAGACGATTAAAGGTAATCTCGATTTGGGGAAATACTCAGTCAGGATAATTGCGGGTACTCAGATGCCAATGAGTAAGACCATGCATTCAAGGACAACGCTTGATTTGGTTCAGCTTGGCGTATTTGATGACCCAAGGACAAGCACCGATAGCAGAAAATTAATTTTAGAGGCAATGGATTATCCGAATCGTAGAGAGATTATCAAGAAGATGGAACAGAAAGATGAGGAGATTAAAAATTTACCGCCACCAGAGCCGCCAGTAGACAAAATAAGCGTTGCTTTTAAAGATTTGGAATTCTATCCAGAAGCTCAGCAAAAAATATTGAAAGACAACGGTTTATTAGAGGCTCAAGTTAGCCCTGTTCAGGCTAATCAAGGTATTTTGCCTCAAATACCGCAGAATAACAATATTTTACAATAAAAAATATGGTTTTTTAGTTCTATATTTAATAAAGAGAGGTGAAAAAATGAAGAAAGAACTTATTAAAATTTCTTTTGGTTCTAAACCTGGGAACGAAAGTATGCCAGAAGGATCTAACCCTGAAAATATGGAGGGAGAAGAGCCGGGAGAGGATCACGTTTCAATTTTAACGGAAATTAAAGAGAAGGTTATGCAAATCCCTGGTACAGAAAGAATCGTACAAGCAATTGATGAATTTTTGAAGACAAAAGCTCAAGGCGGTTCATACGAAGATCAGGAGAATAAAGAAGAGGGCGTTTTTAAAGGATTTTCTGACTATTTTTCAAAGAAAATGGGCGGGAAGTAAATTTGTAAGTCGCAATAATATGGAGCTTATACCAAGCCAACCGATTAAGAGCTTAGGCAAACTTAAACGGAGCTAATCTTAAAATAGGCGAACCATGAGGAGCATAAGATGGAAGATATACAAGGCGCAGATTTAGGCGCGAGTTCTTTGACAAATGATATTGATACAAGCAATTCAGAAAATTTAAACGCTGAAAATACGCAAGCACAAGAAGCTTTTAAATGGGGAGATATCGGGCTTGATCCGAAAGCGGATAAGAGATTCGAAACGATGTGGAAACATCCAACAGATTTATTTAAAAGCTTAAAAGAGATGGAGCGATCAACCGAAAAAAACAACCAAAGCTTGAATCAATATAAGAAACAAGTTGAAGAGCTTAACAATGTTCAATCTGAATATAGCCAGATTAAAAATTATATTGAGATGCTTGAAAAAGATCCAGTATACGGTCAGCAGTTAAAGCAAATTATTGAAAGCTTTAATGGGAACATTAAAAAGCAGAAATATGGCGCGGATGTTCCAGATGAGCTAATCCAAAGACTGGAGCATTTAGAAGGTAAAGACAAGGCTTTAGCTGAGCAACAAAAGCTTGAGCAAGAAACGAAGGAATGGAAGACAACTTTTAGTGGTATGGAAGAATGGGCTAAAAAATATGATGTTGATTTTTCGCAAGAGACTCAACAAGAATTTGTTAACTTTTTATTCCAATATCAAGAAAAGTTAGGGAGAAATGTTACGCCAATAGAAGCTAAAGCATTATTTTATGAGGTTGCCACACCCCAAGTTTTTGAGAAATCAAAAATCTCAGGTCAGCAAATAGCGATTAAGAATATAAAAAATAATAGCTTATCTTCGGCGTTAACTGGCAACAAAAATACAACAAAAATAGAGCCTAAGAGAGATGCTACTAAAATGAGTTTTACAGATTATTTTAATAGCAGAGGCTAATAAAAAAGGAGAGATGAAACATGTCAGGAGCACCTACCGCAACACTTAATACCGTGTTGGCTACGGCAAAACAATTTATCAATGAGAACGTACCGCATTTGGAAACAAAAAGAAACGGTATGTTTAATTTAATTCAAAAGAAAAAGAAGAGAGAAGATGAAGCCGCAACATATATGCAATTCCCTGTATATTCTAAGAAACGCACTACTCAAGGCGCAATTAACGGGACTACTGACTTGCTCGATACAAGTCCGCAACAGACAAACACTTTCGCTCAATTTCAGTGGAAACATGATTATCTGACTGTTAATTTAACCTTAGATGAACTCGCTAAAGTTGGAAATGGCAAAAACGCAGTTATTAAATTGGCTAGCTTCGCAATAAAACGCGGAATGACCGATTTTATTTTAAGAATTTCTTCTAATTTGTTTCTTTCTGGGTATACAACTCGTATCAAAGAATTGAACGGGTTAGCGGATATATTCGCAGCGTCTGGCACTCAATACGGTCAGTTAACAAACACTGACACAAATTTGTTTGACAACACTTCTGAATGGCTACCTATTATTGATACGACTACAGCAGCTGTTACCCCTGCAAATATCAATATTATGAAAGGCATTCTTGAAGATCGTACACAGGGTTTAGTAAGCCAAGACGGTGATGCGTATGAACTTGATACAATCGTTTCAAATTCTATGGTTTACGCTGAATTACAAAATAACTCAACATTCCCCGCTGCTCGATTTGCTGATTTGACCGATGTAAAAGCAGGCATTGAGAAATTCAAATACAATGGGCTTGATTGGTTAATTGACGCAAACAGCCAAGGTACGGTTGATGGTTCTACCGCAGATAACTATTTGTATATGTTATCTAGCGCAGCCTTCCATTTCTTATACCGTTGGGGTTGGGATGGAACCGATAGCCCAATAGATAACTCAGATTTCGAAAGATTGCCAAACCAAACCATTAGCATGAAAGCGAAGTTTTTTTCGCACAATATGGCTTGTGATAACCGTCGTGTTAATGCCGTGTTTAAGGCGCTTGTTTGCGGCAATTCAACTGTCGGCGCGATTACTATCTAACCGGATAAAGGAGGAGAAATATTATGACTATTATGAATGTTCGATTTGCACTTGATCCACAAGATTTAACCGTTGAATCTACTACGCAACTTTATGGTATTGGAGAATTAGCAAGCATCGCAGGTAACAGTGATGGAACAAATTCAGTATACATATATTGTTTATCACACGGTGCGTTAACCGCCTATGTTCCTTATGAGATTTATCATAATGGAACAACGCTTATTACTCGCGCGCCCGTTACTGGGGCAGGGCTTATTGTTGTTCCGCAGGTTGCAGTTGATTCCGGCGCGTATTTTTGGGGTTTAATTAAAGGCAACGGAACTTGCGCTGTAAAACAAGAAACTTATGCGGCAGGCGATCAATTAGAGGTTCTAACAACTGGAGTTTTAGCAAACGTTGACGGAACATCAGGCGCCACTGTACGAACCGTAAACAGTTTTGCCGTGTCTAAAGCGACAGGTACAGCCGCCGCTAATATTTCTGTTTATTTGTATGGCAATGACGTTACTGATATTGCTGGATCATAGGAGGTATTAAATAATGGCTTCTTTTTCTTTTACAAAAACACCAATGACAATGGGTAACAAGCTTGCTGTTCTGGGCGTATATACAAGCTCTGGCGGCGCCACTGGTGGAGATATTAAGACAGGGTTGCAAGTAGTCGAAGGGATATTCCTTCAACCAAAAGGCTCATCAGTTTTGGCTAATGAGCCCGTCGTAAACGAAACAATCCCTTTGCGTGGCGGTACGGTTACTATCGTTACCACAGCGAATGAAGTTGGATCGTATATGGCGGTAGGTTACTAATGAATATAGTACTTTGTTTGCCTGGGTGTAATTACTCAGGCAAGTACTTAATGAGTATTGTCGATTTAATAGGGGGCTTAATAAAAGATGGGCATAAGTTTTGCATTTTAAACGCATTTAGCCCATATATACATGAGATGCGGCAAGATGTCGTCGATCAAGTATTTAAAATTGAAGAACAGTTTAAATATGATTATATGCTATGGATAGACCATGACAATGTGTTTAGTTACGCGGATTTTAAAAGATTATTAAGTTTAGATAAGGATGTTATTAGCGGAATTTATCGGGCAGTAAGTGGCGTTCTTTGCTCAGGATATATGGTAGATGGATTGACAGTAAATATAAAAGATTTAAAAAGTGATGAACCATTTGAAGTTGATTATACAGGATTTGGATTTACATTAATAAAAAAAGGTGTTTTTGAGAAAATGGAATCGCCTTATTTTGTTAAAGAGAGAGCGAAAGAAAGATTTTTTATAGATGATATTGCTTTTGGAATAAAAGCAAAAGAAGCCGGATTCAATATTATGATTGATCCGATGACAAAAATTGGACACGAAAAAAAACTAGTAATATAGGAGGTCAGAATTGAAGAGATTGTTAATATTTTTGATTTTATTAATTCCGGTAAATTTATTTGCATTACAAACTGGAATTGAAAACGCGTTAGACGGGGGAGCTCGTAATATTGGCGAAAATATCGATACTAGGATAGCCCCTTCAATCGCCGCCTATAAATACTATGATGCAACAAACGGTTATGGCATTTCGACAACCAATACGGTTATCGATGTTTATTCCGCATTGGGACGGTTTTGTAGCGGTGGTACATTTGTGAATGATTCTGCAATTGTTATCCCGATTCAGCTTAGTGTTGACGGTTCGACATATGGAGACACGATGAATATCCGAGTAGCCAGCGGCGTTGATCTCGGTCAATGCCCAATATTTAAGAAAATAAAGCTAACGCCTGCGGCGACAGCTAACTTTTTGTTATTAGTAAAGTGAGGGTAGAATTATGAAAAAATATTTAAGTTTAATTTTTGTTTTATTATTAACAGTTAATGCATTCCCTTTTGGCTTGGGATTTATTGGAAGCGGGGCAGCAACCGCAAACTATGCGGCTGACTCAGGGCTGCTTAACGGACAAGACGCATCATATTATTTAAATTCAGATAACCAAAATGCGGGCACCTTATCAGATTCAAGATTAAGCTCAAATATCGCATTGAAAAATCAAGATAATCCTTTTACTACAGGGCAGACTATATCCGGTAATGTTACGGCAAATACTTCTGTCATTACTCCATTGCTAGCTGCAAAGGATTCAAATGGGCTATCAGGAAAAGACGATGGTGGTAATCTCGGTTGGTTTGTTGAAGATGGCGGATATGTAGGGATCGCAACATCAAACCCTGGAGCAGCTCTTCATGTCGCTGGTGGATCAATTTTCCAGGCGAATTCAGGAACTACCGAATTAATAGTAAAAGCAGCTACATCCACAGAATGGTTTTCAATCGGCACCGCTGGAGCGGGGGTAACGAGAATAGGAAATTCTGGAGGATCACTACAAGTAGGAACGAATGTAGTAAATCAGAATGGCCGCGCTCAATTTGCGACGTCAGGCGCGAATAAGGGCTTAGTTATTTATCCGGCGGCAACAACTACAGCGAATTTTCTGGAAATTAATTCAGCTACTGCAAAAAATGGTGACTATGTTGTTGTATCTTCAAATGGATATGTTGGAATAGGCCAGCCAACACCGTCATATGCGCTCGATATTACTGGAGACTTACGGTATACAAATTATGCTGATGGAGAGATGTATGTATCTTACAACACAACAATTGCAACGAACGTAATAACAGCAAATTCATACGTTGTCGTCACTGCCGGAGTGACTGAGGGTAATACTACAAATATGACATTCACTCATACCGGATCAGATTGTTATCTGACTGTATTAAAAGCTGGAAGGTATTCATTTCGTTGTAAAGTTGATATGTCCGGCGGGAATGCAGACGAATTTCATGGGGGACTATCGGTTAATGGTGCTAATCCACTTGGAAAATATGAATTTGCAAGAAAAATGGGAGCCGCTGGGGATGTCGGATCAGCGAGTTTTTCTGGAATTGTTGTTTTGGCAGCTAACGATGTGTTGCGAATAATGATAACGAATTTAACTGATACTGATGATCCAACGATCCAATTTATGAATTTTAGCATTAATAAAACATCACCATAAAGGAGTATTATGACTAATACATTGAAGTTTTCTGTTAATGAACAAGAAATTGATTCAGATAATAATATTTCTGATGAACGTAATTTTGATTTTGAGAAAGATTTTACTAAATATCAAAAGGGCGAAATTTCATTAACCTCAGGAACAACTTATACGACTATCAATTTTAATGGAATGACTGGGGTTACATCGCTTCGAGTTAATACAGATCAGTCCATTAACTCGAAAATAAACGGAGGCACTGAGGTCTTTGTTATAAATAAAGATGTAATTTGGAATGGAACATTTACGGCCTTATCATTAAATAACGCATCTGGAACGACATGCACCGTAATCTATGAACTTTATCAATGACCTATAAGCTTAAAGACGTTCTTAATATTGTTCGAAACAACACATCAACGTTGGATGAACTTAACGGCAAAAGCCTTAATGACCTATTCACTAACGCTTTTCTTATTAACCAGCTCAACATGGCGTTATCGATATATTCAGATTCCACAAAGGCAATAGAAGATTTTTATTCGTTACCTTTTAGTGCAACTGAGTTTATACAGGCACCACCATTAGCGTTAAGAAGCGAAAGTTACAGGTATGCGATTATATGGCTTTTGAATGTCAAATATATAATTGACGCGACAGATATTAATCGGCTTAATAATGTTTTTAGATATCAAACGCTGTCAGGGACACCCCGTTGGTTTCTAGGATGGAAAGACAAGATTTATATCAATCCCGTTAATCAGCAAGGTTATAAAACAACAACGCTAGCCACAGCCATTAGCTACAACGATACAACAATCACATTAACAGACGCTTCCTCGTTTATCTCTTATCAAGGTAGAATTACAATAGATGACGAGAAAATTTTGTATAGCTATAGAATGGGGAATACTTTTTATGAATGCGAGCGAGGAATTGAGCAGACAACGCCAGCTAATCATTCTGCTTTGGCGACTGTAAACGAAAACAATTTATGGATTTTTTACCGTAGATTGCATGAAATTTTTAGCGTAAATAGCAACGATTCAATTGACGCTAGCCAATTAAATAAAATAATGGAAATACCAGATGAACACATTAAGGTCTTAACTGATTATGTATCTTATATGGTTCTTCAAAAAATTGACCCAATGAGAGCGGCCTCTTACAAAATTGACTTTGAGAAGTGGATTTCTGAAATTGCAATTAAAGTTCAACATGGTCGTGCTATTACTAAGAAGACTGGAATGATCCGAGACGAGTTTTTATCGGAAAGTGATTACTCTTTTCCATATTCTTTATACGGGATGTGACAATGCAAGCATTAATCGTAACCGATTTTAAGGGGTTTAGAAACGATAAAGGGCTAAAATTTATTCCACCTGACTATATGTCACGGATACAAAATTTTAATTTTAACCATATCATTGGCCTGGACAAGATTTTATA